ACCATTATCTTCACCCTGAACATTATTAGTTAAACCACCTACTATAGTATTTCTTGTACCTCCAACTGTATTAGAAGTACCAGCAACAGTACCAGTTTGATTACCTGAAGCAGTATTGCTACTACCACCACCCATAAATCCTTGGGTAATGGTAGAGGCATTATTAAAACCACCTGCAATAGTAGTAGCTTGTCCTGCTGTTGCCCTATTACCTTCTCCACCTACAATAACACATCTTAAAGCATTTGCTTGTTGGCCATTACCTAATATAACACCAGCATAAGTTCCTGTTGCTGTGTTACCATTACCACCTATAATAACTGAATCAGTATTACTTACTGCATTTCCTGACCCACCTATAACAGCACTATTTAATCCTGTAGCTGTACTATTTCCATCACCTGTAGTGATTGGACCAATAACATCTAAACTACCTGTAATCTCTGCTGAACCCGTGAATGGGAAAGCACCAACACCTGTTAATCCTGAACCATCACCTATAAATGTTGAAGCACTTACATATCCTGAAGCACTTACATTAGAATTAATAGTAACTAATGTTCCATCATCTGTGATATTAGAATCTTCAACATGATGACCACCATTACCTTTTAATATTGTATTATTTGAAGGGTATACTGGTGAACCTTTTGTATTATACTCTGGTCCAAACATTGCAACACCATGGTCTACTGTAGCACCACCATCATCTGTGTATTCATAGAACCAATCATTGGTTTGACCATCAAACTCTAATGATGCTGTATTATTTGTTGAACCTGAATCTTGTACAACTAAACCAGCATATCTTTCTGTTGGTGTATTGTTGTTTAATATAATGAAGGCATCACCTATGATTTTAGCTGAACCTGTGATTGCCTCTAAGTAACCAATACTTGCTGATTGGAATGAAGCAAAACTTGCTGTAATACTATTTACATTTACACTTGATGCTAAACCTGTTAAATCACCAGCTATTGTAATATCATCCTGAATGCCTAAACTTCCACTAATCTGTACTCCTGTTGTAGGATTTAACTTAATAGAGTTTGTAGATGCAACATCATTACCTTGTAATGTTAAAGTAGCATTTACTGTACCACCTCTTACAGTATAAGTTTCTCCTGAGTTACCTGATGAAATCCCAGTTTGACCATATACTCTATTACTAATACTAATACTATTAGTAGTTGTAGCACCTGCATCTGTTACTTCTTGTAATGTTGGTGTAGTTACATTTTCTGCAAATGAAGCTGTTAATGCTTGTGTAGCATAAGAAGCTGTTACATTTAGGGTATCAATATCATTCCCTAAACCATCATTAATATCATTTTCACTCCCTGATACCTGCATTAGGTATTGGAATGATTCTGAAATGTGTAAGTTTGTTAAATTTCTACCCATCTTATTTTATGTTTGAACCCCAAGGGTATTGTGAATATTTCGAATCTGTTATACGTAAACCTGCTTCTTTTGCTTGTTCGTAATGAGCACCAACACGAGCATTTCTACCAAATACAATTGGTGAACGATATTGTGACGAGTAATCAGGCCACATCTCGTACAATTTATTATTTGAATTTAATTCAGGAAATAGTGATTGTTCTTCTGCTAAGTAAGCTGATAATCTATCAGCATAGAACATCATTTTATTTTCTGTATTTTGTCTTTTAACATTAAATAGCGATCTGTCTACTTCAATACTATTTTCACCACCAGTTGGTGTGAGAAGACCGTTATTTCGTGGGCGTATATAAATTGCCTCTAGTGCTTCATAGTAGGAAGCATATAAAAGGAAGTCCTGCACATAATCGTCTACTAATGTTTTATAATCACCTGTAAGTGTACTTGCATCAATATCACTTAGGATTTTTTGATACAATTTAGTTCCAAGTACACGTTGAATAGTAATATCTTGAGCTGTTCTAACAGCATTTTTTAGCAATTCCGTATCCACAGAATCATTGAGATCTGTAAATTGACGTAATTTTGCTTCTGAAATTATTAATGTATTTGTCATGCTAAAGGTAATTCGGTTATTGGTTCATTATCATCAACTTGTGCTTCTTTATCAGCTTTTTCTATTTCAGCTTCTAATTCACTGTCTTCACCTACATTAGCATCAATAGAAGTTACAACATCTACTTCTTCTTCTCCTGTATCGTAAAGTTTAAGTTGTTGAACACCAACACTAATTTCTTCTTCTGGATACATGAAGTTAAGTAAATCCTCTATTACTTGTAAAATATCTTGTTGATAAGGACGGATTACAGTGTTTACTAAAAGTAAATAAGCATCAATTGTCTCATCTCTACCTCCTAATTGTCCTGATGTTTTGATACCTAAAATCATAGGAGAAGTAATACGGTGAGCAGTTAATATTTTTTGCGTCACCATATCGTTTATAGTTGTATAATAACCATCTGCTCCGTTTTGTGGTATCGGTTCTACTTTAGGAGCATTTTCTGGAGAATCTACGTCAATATACATTAAATTACCTGCATTGTTGGTACCTGCATATTGTAATTGAAGCATTCTTTCAATTGCTTCTCTTTCCTCCTCGTTAGCATTGGTAAATGTTGTTACCATTAGTGACGGTGCTAAACCGTTCATAATATTGTTAATATGGAAGTTATCTACTTCTGTATCTAGATCAATTACTCTCAAAGCACCTACATAATCAGGTAATGGGTAATATTTTTGACCTGGACGATAAGGATTAAAAACATAAATTTGTTTTGGCTCCTCCATATTTGTATTAGGGTTAAAACACGGTAAATACGGCATTTCATCGATTGGAGCTTGTCCGTAACGATAAGCATCGGACCATTCATCGCTTATATAATATCCCGGTATTCTTCCTCTATAATCTTTTTCTTTTGCTCTTAACCACGAGAAATCTATGTGGTATACTTCAGCAACTCTTGTTCTGGATTTATTCCAAATAACTTCCATTGCAAAACCACCATACAATTTGTAATCTTGAGCTACTTTTTTAAATACATCATTCCATGATTCATCAGTAGTATTTGCTTTCTTAATTACGTACTCTGGATCTGCTGTTAAACCTTCACCTACAATACCATCTACAATAGCGTTTACACATGTATTGTGGATAGATGAGTTGTTATAAAGATCAATTAAATCGTTTGGGAATGAATTATACTGACCAAATTTAACATATTGATCAGTTTTTTTCTCTAGTATATTAACTCGGCTATTAAATTCCTTGTTAATATTTGCAAATTTTAGTTTATCCATTGTATGTTGTATATGTGCCGTTCTCGTTTGGCGATACATATGATGTTAAGTTAACATTGTTACTACCTGATATCCATGCTCTATCTGAGTATAATAAATCAAATAATGTAATGATTTCATCACCTACACTATTCCATTGATCAGTTTCATTGGTCCAAGTTTTAGATGCTTCTATCCATGTTGCTTCTACTGTTACCTCTCCAGCTGTATAAATTTCAACATCATATTGGCCTGTATAACTAGGAACATCTGCACCATCATTTTCTATTAATAACCAACTAGTATAAGCATTAGGTACTGAAGTTGCTGTAATATCAAATATACCACTAGACTGATCATATGATTGAGAGTATGCTACTTTTAAGGTATCATAGTAACCTGAACCAGTGTTGACTGTGTCAAGGTACAAAGCATTATTGTTGGTAGCAAGGGACTTATTAAATTGTAGCATATCTTTTTAATAAAAAAAATAGGGTTACAGCATACGCCATAACCCCATTTCTAGTTGATTTTATTATCCTAAAGTGATACCGCTAAGGGCACCAGCTAAGCTACCTGAAATTTCAGAAGCTGGGTTTGGTTCTTGACCTGTGAAGGTTAAAGAATAGCCATTCAAATCTCCAAATGCAGTACCTGTTGCTCCTGTACCGGATAACAACTGCATACCTCTGTCTTCACCTAATAACCAGTAACGACCTACGCCATCAACTGTTCCATTATTAGTTTCAACAACTACTTTTAAATTTGGATTTTGTGCTAATACTTTAACTTGGTTACGGGTAGAAGACTGTAACTTAAAGAACACTGCATTTAGTGTTTGCTCATAAAATACAGTTCCATTTTCAGGAGTTGACGTTATCGCTTCTGTAAAATCAGAAGTTTGACGGAACAACTCAAATTTGAAAAATTCACCTGAACCACTAATAGTTTCAATTAACCCTTCACTTGCGTCTACAACGCTATCGATAGAACCAGATAGAATGTATAAATTCGCAATACCACCCGTGTTGTCACGACAACCGAGCGTAAATCCTGATGTAATATCACATGACATAATTTTCTGGTTTTAATATGATTCGGGTGAGTCAAATTGACCCACCCTTATCAAGGTTAATTATTATGCTACGTCGTTTGATACCCAGAACTCTGGATAAGCAACGTTAACACCTAGTTTAGTTGAGATTCTGTGCTTCAATTGGTCTGAATTGATATCATACCATAATTGGAACTCAGAGAAATCGCTCATCAAGTCAGTACCTGCAACAATTTGCTTAGCAGGGCCTAATACGATTCTTGATGAACCATTCAAACCAGTTGTACCTACAATTTTAGCATTTTGGAATGGCATGCCAATTTCCAAGATACCACCTCTGTTTTGAACACTTACTGGATCAAAGTAGAAGTTGTTTTGAGTACGGATGTTTGAGATCAATGAACGGAATTTACTTACACTCATGAAGAATGTTAAGTCATCACGATCAGCTACGTCATCAGATAATGCAGCAAGCATTACTTCCAAGTTAGCTAATGTTGCATCACCAGTACCTGCAGTTACTACACCAGCAGTTGAACCTGAGATGATTGATTTCAAACCGTCAGAAGAACAATCTAATGAACCTGATTCTTGAGTCCACAAGAATGAGTCATTTGCTTTCTGGAATTGGTTTACTAACAATTCAGAGTAGTTAGTTGCTAGAGCGAATGTTTCGTTGTACGAACCTCTCTCTAGAGCTGAAATTCCTAAATAAGTACGATCCATGTCTTTAAGACAGATACCATCAAATGAGGTACGTGGACATACTGTAATGTTTCTTTGTGAAAAATCTAAAGAACCAGAAGGAGTAGATACACAAGTTCCTGATTGGATCTGTAGATCAACTTCCATTAAGTTAATTGGTTCTTGGAATTTAACACCTTCGCGAATGGTAATGTACTCCATAGTTGAGCCACCGTATACCATTTTCGCTACTAATTCACCTGCAACTTCGTTATTGAAGTCATTAAGTGCTGTTACGTCTAATGCCATGATTATTTGTTTTTAGTTTTAAGTTGTGCCATTGCGGCTTTGATTCTGTCTGCATTTGCTGCAGTTTCTACATTGAATGTTGAAAATTTAGCTTTAGGAGCTGGTTTAGAAGACATCATAGTAGCTTCTGCTGCTGGAGCGTCAATTACTACTTTTACTTTTTCTTCTAATTCAGCCATCTTCTCCTTCATTTTCCCCATTTCTTCTTTTACCTCTGAAACGATTGCTTCAACGATAGATTCAACATCCATCATTTCTTCTTCTACTACTACTTCATCTTCCTCAGCAAGGTCTTCTTTGATATCAGCTTTTTCATCCTTGATACCATCTAAATAGCCTTCCTCTTCAGCATCAGTACGAGCGTCAAATTCTTCAGCAATTACTTCTTCAGTAGACTCAGCAGACATTTCTACTTTAGTTTCTTCTTCGGCTACCACCTCTTCAGTTGCAAATGTTTCTTCTACAGTGTTTTCGGGTGCGGTTACCTCAGCTTCTACTAAATTGAAATGGCTTTTCACCAAGTCTCTTAATTCATTTGAAGTCATAATTTTATGATTGGGTTAATAAATTGAACAGCACCCTATGGTACTGCGTATATAAATATCAAGGAACTTTTCCTACGTGATATATAATTTAAACGTGCTCCCCTAAGGGAGAGTTGATATCTTCTGAATATAAGTTACTTAGAGGAAAGGTAGTTAGTGCGACAGATTGCTGCTGCTTGTGATTGTGATTTACCTGCTTCTATTTCAACTGGAATACATCTGTTGAGATACTTATCTAATTTTTCAAATGGTTTGGGAGTAGGAAGGGGCATAAGGTTTCTATTTTAAATGACTACCATCACATAGTCCATTTGGATTTTCGGTTCTACCACAGGCACAACCTCCATTTTTTCTACATTGGGTTTTAGACATAGCAAATTGAGAGAAATATCCTTCGACACTAAATCCTTTTACTAAACCTGTTTTCACATAATCATCCCAGATCTTCTTATTATCTATTTTGTACATACCCATCCAGGTTCCATTAGGTAAGTCAAACCCATATTTTCTGGATTTATCAGTTTTATCATCTTCAATTAACCAGGTCTCTACTAGGAAGGCATCATCTACTCTATCAGCATTATCATGCTCAATGTTTACAGAATCAATCAGTTTATCCTTCATCATTTTATAGGATAGTTTCTTGATAGTATCCTCAGTAAAATAAACATAGTATTCATTGCCATCTTCATCTATACGAGGAATAAGTTTATTAGGAACCATTAATGGACCTACTAACATTTGTTTTTCATCTAATGCTGCAAATGATGTTTTTGCTAACCCAGGTACTGAATCTGATTTACCTGATTTTTGTATTACAGCAGTATTAGTAGTTGTACCATCTAGAATTCTGTTAGAGTTAGCAAGTGCTCTTCCAGCTGCTGAAATATTGCTGTCTCGTTTATAGAATTTCTCTGCCCAGTAATGACGACAGTTATAAGATCCTTTGTATCTAAAAATATCGTAGATTCCAAATTCAACATTTTCTCCTGTGACTGATAAGTTATTGATGTCTTCACGTCTAAATATTTTATTTAAACTCATTAAACGAGAACAAAATTTTCTATTTTTACTATCCTTAGGACCTGTATACTTGTATCTTACAGCTAGATTACCAAAGTCTGCTTGAGATGGTTTATTAGGTGATGTGATAATTTGCGCAAATGCTTGTCTATAAAACGCGTCCTTATCAACTTCAATATAACCCGCGCCTAACATATCTTCATCGCTTACTCCCGCGTTATCTAAAGCCGCAATAATTGCATCTTGTTCGTCATCTTTCATATCATCAAAAGTCTCTGATAATACTTTATCAGTAGCTTCTGTATGTTCAGAACAAGGCATGTAAACTACCTCACCTGATGCTAAAGTGTGTTCATGATATCCTTCACAACCTAATTCTTTAGCTTTAGCTATTGCTTCCTCCTTCATAGAATAAACAGGTACACCCTCTATTCTATCTACAATATTAAATGTTTCTGTTTTTAGAAATTCTTCAAATAATGCTTCATTGAAATTATCTACAGGAACACAATTAGGAACTTTTCTACCATTTTTAGTTTTTAGTCCTATTGCTTTATATCCTGGTTGACATGCATCATCTAAATCAAATTCTTCACCTGCTTGTCTTAGTTTTTTCTCCGCCCATGGTAAAGCAGCCTCGCCACCCCATAGGAGATAAGAGATATAGCCACAAGCATCATAGTTCTTTCTATCACGTTGTAATTCGTAGTTATCTTTTTGTCTAATAAGGAATGAACGCATTCTACGGACTGTATCTAATGATAGGTTTTCTCCGTTTGCTAATTGTTGTGCTCTTACTTTACCTACTTGTGTAGCACATTTATTATTATTTTCCTTATTACGTTTAATACCTTGTTTAGCTGCCTCAACTGCTGCTTTAGGATAATCATTATATGTTTCAGCAAATTCTTGCTTATTAAAATACATGAAATCCTCTTCTATAGCTGGTTGTTCTACTAATGCTACTGCATCAATACCTGCTAAGATACTATTCTCGTCTATGTCTAACTTTACTATTTTCATAATTATGGGAATTGTCTTCTTTGTTGTAGTAGCGTATCTGCTTCTAATCCATTTGCCACATCACTCGATAATACATATGCTCTCATAGGTTGTGACATTTGTCCTGAAGGTGCTACAGTTCCAGTTGCACCACCTATTGTTTGAGTTCCTGCAGTAAATATAGTTGCAGGTGCTGATACATTACCTGAACTAGGTGCACTACCATCAAATGTACCACTTCTAATATCTTGAATAGCACGAGATGAAGCTGTTGCAATAGCTGCTACTTGAGCTGCACCTAAAATAGGACCTAAAATAGGGCCAAACTGTTGTGCTGCTGCAAATGCTTGGAAAGATGCTTGTGTTGCGGAAGTAATTACCTCTGCAATTTTATATTTTTTAGATGCTTCGAATCCTTCTTCTGTACCATCATCAATTACCTCTACTAATGCTGATGTAAATTGTGATGCTGCCTCTAATTGTGAACCAATTGCCTCGGCAGCTGGGGAACTAACTGCTTCACCAATTTTAGCACCTAATACTTCAGCACGTTCTAATAATGTAGTCTCTCCTAAATCTGCTTCTACTCTTACTGGTAATATTACAGGTTGAAGTTGGGCACCAGTATCTCCTGTTTGTGTTTCAAACCATTCAGCTATTGTATCTACTTCTTTTTCACCTTCAGGAACAATAATTTTAGGTTGAACGTATAATGCTACAGGTTTAGATTCACTACCACCTGGTGCTTTAGAAGCTGCTTCCTGAATATTTTTATAAGCTACCTCTGTTGCAACTAATAAATCTAATGCTTCTTGGGCATTCTCCCTTTTTAGTATTTCTGCCTCAATCTGTTTTTCAAGAGTTTCTTTATCTATACCTACTCTTTCACGTGCGGCTTCTAAATCTAATCTTGTGAGGTTTGCCGTATCTCTTGCTTGTGTAGCTCTTTCTCTCTCTAATCTAATAGCTTCTTCTAAAGTAATATTTCTAGCTTTAGCACTAGCTTGTAATTGAGCTAATTTAACATCTGCCCCTAATGCTGCTGTAGCAACACCCTTATAAGCTGCAATTTGTCTATCTAATTGCTCATTTAGTTTTTCTACCTCAGTAAGTTCATCTTTAGTATCCCTAGTAAATGCTACTACTGCAGCTGTTACTGCTCCTAATGCTACTGCTAATGCTGTATATGGGTTTGCTAGTGCTACTGCTCTTAATCTTTTAAATGAATTAACAACTGTCCCAATTATACCACCTTGTGCTGCTAAACCTTCATTTAATTCTTTTATACCTTCAAATACTCGTTTTGAACCATCAGCAAATAAAAGTGCTTCAGCAGCTACTTTACTAAAGTTTTCTGCTTGTTCTTCTGTTAAAGCACCTGATGCTGATAAACCAGCAGCTAATAACTCTACAGAACCACCTAAAATATTAATGGCACCACCAAGTGTTTTAATTCTTGCTTCTTGTTTTTCGAGGGATTGATTTAAATCCTCTGCTGCTCTGTCCGCTCCTTCTAATGCATTGTCTAACTGATTTACATCATTAGTAGCATCTGAAGTATTTGCTTGTACGTTTACTGTTACTGTTGCCATTTGTTATGCTTTTTTCTGTGTTATGAACCAAGAACCACTTGTTGGGGCGTATAGTGTAACACCTTCAAAGGCTTTATTAACTAAATAATTCCCTCCTAAGGCACCATCTATTGAATCTGTTGATTGTGCTGTTATCTCTATTTTATCATTTGCGTTAACTGTATTATCACAAATAAATCTAAGTTCTCTTTTATATCCTTGTGAATCTCTACCTGTAACATTACTTGGATTTGTATCTGGTAAATAAATAGTAGCTGTTCCACTACCACCAGTCCATCCTAAATCATAAATGTAATCATTAGCATATTCACTACCTGTTAGATGTACTACTTGACCAGCTGA